GAACGGTTGTTGGAGTTGATGATATTGGCTCCATTTTAGTTCATTGGGACAACGGAAGTTCGTTAAATCTTATATATGGCGAAGACCTATTTAGAGTAATAACCGAAGACAAAGTTTGATATATAAATATATCAAAAATAGTTGAAAAATACTTCTCAAATGACTTGATATAAATTGCTTTTAGAGTGATATATATACACGACAAAAGAAACACGCAAGTCTAATGAGGAGGATTAAAATGAAAGAAAAAATCAAAAACCAAATCGACAACATGAAGAATCAAACAATCGGTGTTGAGATTGAAATGAACAACATTACAAGAAAGAAGGCAGCAGAACTTGTAGCCGATTTCTTTGGAACCAGAGCGTGGAACGCAGCAAGCGAATACGGGTATTCAACATGGGCCTGCAAAGACACAAGCGGTAGAGTTTGGAAATTTCAAAAGGATGTAAGCATTGCTGGACTAGACGATGAAAAATGCGAAATGGTGACACCAATTCTTAAATACGAAGATATCAATGCATTACAAGAGATAATCAGAATTCTTAGAAAGGCTGGAGCAAAAAGCGATGCAACAAGAATGTGTGGAGTTCACATTCACATTGGAGCAAACGGACACACACCAAAGACAATGAGAAACTTAACAAACATCATGGCAAGCCACGAGAGTTTATTAGCAGTATCATTAGAAATTGATAGAAGCAGAATCGGAAGATACTGCAAAACGGTTGATCCAAGATTCCTTACAGCATTAAACAAAAAGAAGCCATCAACAATGAGCGGTTTCGCAGATGTTTGGTATAGAAGCCAAAACGAAGATTATGGAAGAACTCAACATTACAATGGTTCAAGATACCACATGCTAAACTTCCATGCAACCTTCACAAAAGGAACAATTGAATTCAGACTATTCCAATTTGATGCACCTAAAGATGGCAAGCAAAACGGGCTTCACGCAGGACAACTTAAGAGTTACATTCAATTATGCCTAGCCTTAAGTCAAATGGCTAAGGAAGCCAAAGGAGCCTCACCAAAGCCACAACAAAACGAGAATCCTAAATACGCAATGAGAACTTGGCTACTTAGACTTGGATTCATTGGTGAGGAATTCGCAACAGCAAGAGAGTTCTTAACAAAGAGATTATCAGGCGATGCAAGCTTTAGAAGCGGGGTAAGACCTGCTTCTACGGTTTCAGCTTAAGGAGGTGCAGCATGAGTAAATACTACATTGCTTATGGTAGCAACCTTAACATTAACCAGATGAAAAGAAGATGTCCAACTGCAAGAGTTATAGGGACTGGGTTCATTGAAGATTATGAACTTCTCTTCAAAGGAAGCAAAACTGGTGGTTACCTAACAATTGAAAAAGCGGAAGGCAAATCACTGCCAGTTGCTATTTGGAAAGTAACTGAACTTGATGAACAAGCACTTGATAGATACGAAGGTTATCCAACCTTTTATTATAAAGCTGATGTTGAAATTGATATCAAAGGGATCAAAACAGGCAAAGAGTATCGAAAGAAAGCATTCGTTTATATCATGCACGAGGATCGAGATGTAGGGATGCCTTCAAAGTACTATGTGATGACTTGTCTTGAAGGTTATAAAACATTTGGATTTAGTCCTAAGTATCTAGAAGATGCAATATTAAAAAGTATGGAGGTTAGCAATGAAAACAACAACTGATTTTATTAAAACTTGTCCTTTGTGTGGTAAGGAGTACAAAGGCCATCCAGCGATTTCAAGAGTAGATAACCAAACACCGATATGCCCTACTTGCGGAACCAGACAGGCTCTTGAGGGACTTGGTTTGAAACCTGACGAAATTGAAAAAATAATACTCGAAATTCCAAAAATTGAGGATTTGTAAAGATTTATATCAAAACAAGGAAGTCGACTTAATATGGTCGGCTTTTCTTTTACAAAAATATGGAGGATGAGGTTTTGGGAAGATTAAAGACTTATGTTCCTACCAAGTTCAAAGCCAAAAACTCCGTTTACAGTAAAGAAGCAGCAAACAGAGCTGTATGCTTTATTGAATCACTAAAACACACAGATGGAGTTTGGTATAAAAAGCCGTTTGAACTCCTTAATTGGCAGGAACAAATAATTAGAGACGTATTTGGAATTTTGAAGCCAAATGGATATAGACAGTTTAATACTGCATACATCGAAATACCAAAGAAACAAGGAAAGAGTGAACTAGCAGCAGCGGTCGCTCTTTTACTTACTTGTGGAGACTTTGAAGAAGGTGCTCAAGTATATGGTTGTGCTGCTGATAGAAACCAAGCGAAGATTGTATTCAATGTTGCAAAGAAAATGGTCGAGCTTAATAAGACATTGAAAAAAGCAGTTAAGATCTCTGAATCAAAAAATAGAATCGAATACAAAAACAGCTTTTATCAGGTTCTTTCTGCAGAAGCTTACTCAAAGCATGGCTTCAATATACATGGTGTTGTATTTGATGAGCTTCATGCTCAACCAAACAGAAAACTATATGATGTTATGACAAAAGGTTCTGGTGATGCCAGAAAGCAACCTTTGTTTTTTCTTATTACAACAGCAGGTGATGATACAAATTCTATTTGTTATGAAGTGCATCAAAAAGCAATGGATATCCTTGAAGGAAGAAAAATTGATCCAACATTTTATCCTGTCATTTATGGTGCTGATCCTGATGATGATTGGACTGATCCAGAAGTTTGGAAAAAGGCTAATCCTAGTCTAGGAGTGACAGTAGACATTGAAAAAGTAAGAGCTGCTTGTGAATCCGCAAAGCAAATGCCAAGTGAAGAGAACTCCTTCAGGCAGTTAAGGTTAAATCAATGGGTGAAACAAGAAAAACGCTGGATGCCCATGCGGAAGTATGATGCTTGCTATGTTGATTTTAATCCAGAAGATCTGGAAGGTCGTGTATGTTATGGCGGACTTGACCTCTCGTCTTCAATGGATATTACAGCCTTTGTACTTGTCTTTCCGCCACAAGAAAATGAAGATAAATATCATGTATTACCTTACTTTTGGATACCTGAAGAGAATATGAAGCAAAGAGTAAGTCGTGACCATGTTCCATATGATTTATGGACATCACAAGGTTATCTAAAAACAACAGAAGGTAATGTTATCCACTATGGTTATATCGAGTCCTTTATTGAGGAACTAGGAAAAAAATATAACATTAAGAAATAGCCTTTGACCGATGGGGTGCTGTTCAGATGACTCAAAACCTAGAGAACATGGGTTTCACAGTTGTTCCCTTTGGACAGGGTTTTAAGGATATGAGTCCACCAACAAAGGAACTTATGAACTTGGTTGTTGGCAAGCGTATCGCACACAATGGTAATCCAGTCCTTCATTGGATGATGGATAATATCTCAATTAGAGAAGATCCAGCTGGAAACATTAAAATGGATAAATCTAAATCAGTAGAAAAAATAGATGGTGCTGTAGCAACGGTTATGGCACTTGATAGAGCAATAAGAAACGAAGGATCTTCTGAGTCTATATATGATTCAAGAGGTCTTTTATTTATTTAAGGAGTGATAGATATGGGAATATTTAAAGGTATTTTTAAGGCAAGAGATAAGCCTGAAAATAGAACAGTTGGAAGCAATTATACATTTTACATGGGTGGCTCAACTGCTGGAAAGACTGTGACAGAACGAAGTGCTATGCAAATGACTGCAGTTTATTCTTGTGTTCGTATCTTGGCTGAGGCTGTTGCTGGGCTTCCACTTCATTTTTATAGATATAAAGATGATGGAAGTAAGGAAAAAGCACTGGATAGTAACTTATATCGTTTATTACATGATGAACCTAATCCTGAAATGAGTTCATTTGTATTTAGAGAAACGCTAATGACTCATTTGCTTTTATGGGGTAATGCTTATGCTCAAATTATTAGAAATGGTAAAGGTGAGATTATTGCTTTATATCCTCTAATGGCAAACAAAATGACGGTAGATAGAGACGATGAAGGTCACCTTTACTACAGTTATTCAAGAAGTACGGAAGAAGCTAATGCAAAAGAAAACTCAACTGTTGTATTATCTCCTAGAGAAGTACTTCATATTCCTGGACTTGGATTTGATGGACTAGTTGGTTACTCACCAATAGCAATGGCAAAGAATGCAATAGGTCTTGCAATGG